TGAAGCATTTGTTACAGGCGCTGGAACTAACGTACTAGAACGTGAAGCAGGAACTACAGATGCACATGCTAAGATTATCTTAACAGCATCTGCTGCAGAAACGACTATCAAAGCTGGATCTTACATTTATTTTGAAGCTGCTAATAACACAGACCAAATGTCTGTAAAAATGATGATTAGAACTACTGGCGGAACTATCGCAGTTACAACAGCTAATAACTAATAACTAATTAACTCTTTAGGTGGAGTGTAATGACTCCACCTCTAGATAAAGGAGATAAAAAATGGCAGACGTAGTATTAAATCAAACAGCTGGAACAGCGTTGTTTCAAGGCGAAAAAAAACTAATAACACACTATAATAATGTTTCAGATAGCTCAGGCGGAAGCACAAAAATTGTTGATGTTTCTGCATTAACTGCAAATAGAAACGGAGCAACACCTGCTACCATATCTTTAAATAAAATATGGTACAGTATTTCTGTAACAGCTAAAGTAGATTCACTTAGATTATTGTGGGATGCAGATACAGACGCAACTTTTTTAACATTAGAAGGTAGTGGATTTTTAGATTTTAGTTCTATTGGTGGTATAAAAAATAACGAAGCAACTAATTTTACTGGCGATGTTTTAGCAGTTTTACCAGCTTGTGCAGCGGGAGATACTGCTACAATTACTTGCGAGTGGATTAAAAATTATTAAGGAGTAACTTATGGCCAACACAACGTCAGGCACAGTTACTTTCGATAAAACTTTTGCTGTAGATGAAATTATCGAAGAAGCTTATGAGAGGCTTGGAATACAAGCTAGCTCAGGTTATCAATTAAAAACTGCAAGAAGATCTTTAAACATTCTTTTTCAAGAATGGGGTAATAGAGGTATTCATTACTGGGAAGTAAGTGATGCTGATATTAATTTAGTTGAAGGTCAATCAGAATATATTTTCTTTAGAGCAACTTCTGATGGTACAAGTGCTGTAACAAATCCTGCTGATACTTATGGTGTAGCAGATGTTCTTGAAGCAACAATAAGAACTAATAGAACTGCTGTTAACCAAGCAGACTCTGCTCTTACAAAAATATCAAGATCAACTTATTCTGCTTTATCTAGTAAGCTATCTAAAGGAACACCCTCACAATTTTTTGTTCAAAGGTTCGTGGACAAAACTACATTTACAATTTATCCAACACCCGATTCAACTAACGCTGCTAAAGCTATTAATTTCTTTTTTGTAAAAAGAATACAAGACGTTGATTCAACTTACACAGATGCAACAGATCTTCCATACAGATTCGTACCTTGTATGGTTTCAGGATTAGCTTTTTATTTAAGTCAAAAAGTAAATCCGCAGTTAACTCAAACAATGAAGTTATTATACGAAGATGAACTAGCAAGAGCACTAGCTGAAGATGGCTCTGCTTCTAGTACATTCATAACTCCTAAAAACTATTACCCGAATATATAATGGCAAGAGGAAAATACGCAAAAGCAATATCAGACAGATCAGGATTTGAATTTCCGTATATTGAAATGGTTAAAGAATGGAATGGATCTTTTGTACATAAATCTGAATTTGAAGGCAAACATCCTCAACTAAGACCCAAACCTCACGGTGGAGATCTTCAAGGATTAATGAATGCTAGACCGGCTAGAGCAGAGCCTGCTGTAGCACAATTATTAAAACTTAATCCTTTTGAAACAATCGCAGCTTCATCTGGAATAATTAATGTATCACAATCTTCTCATGGAAGATCAACAGGAGATACTGTAAGATTTAGAGGAACACTTTCTGCTAGTGGAACTTTTACTAATCCATCATTAGTTGATGGCATACTAGGATCAAATATTGGAAAAGCTGCTGGTTATTCTATCACAGTTGGCAAAAGAGATTCAAGCGGAAATATTACAAACACAACAGATTTCTATCACTTTACTGTAGACACAAACACTGCTACAACAGGTGGTATATCAGGAGGAGGAGAGAATTGCTCGGCAGGTCCAGCAACTCTAATAGCATAATGGCAGGACTTACTTACGCAACATTAACCACAGCGATTTTAAATTATACTGAAGTTAGTACAACTGTATTAACAAGTACGATTACAGATCAAATTATTGATAATGCAGAAACTAGAATTATGAGAGATGTACCTCTTGATGCTTATAGAACATCAGCAACAGATAATTTAGTAGTTAATCAAGAACATGCAAACGTTCCAGCAGGAGCTTTATTTGTAAGAGGTGTACAAGTTGCAGATGGAACATCCTCGTTGACTAATCCAATTTGGTTAGAAAAAAAAGATGTTACATATTTAGATGAGTTTAATGGTGCACGTGCTACAGGAAGACCTAAATTTTTTGCTATGAAAGGTGGAGCAACTGGTGTTACAAGCACAACTTCAGGAGCTATTTTACTTTCACCAATACCTAATTCTACATATGTATTTAAAACTCACTACAATGCTAGACCTACAGGTTTAAGTGCATCTACTACAACTAATTTTATAAGTTTGAATTTTGCAAATGGTCTGTTATATTGTTGCCTAGCAGAAGCTTTTGGTTATTTAAAAGGACCAATGGATATGTTGCAATTATACGAAGGTAAATATAAAGCCGAAGTGCAGATGTTTGCTGGAGAACAAATTGGAAGACGAAGACGAGACGATTACACGGATGGTACTGTCAGGATACCTGTTCAGTCACCACCACAATAGGAATTAGATTATGGCATCAACATTTACAGATCTTGGTATAGAGAAAATGGCAACTGGCGAGAACGCCGGTACTTGGGGAGATAAAACTAATACCAATTTAGACATTGTCAACACAGCAATTGCTGGTTACGTAGAACAATCAATAGCAGGTAGTGCAGACACTACAGCATTAACAATTACAGACGGTGCTGCTACAGCAACTCTTCAAAACGCTGTCATAAAATTTACAGGAACAATATCAGGAAATCAAGTTGTAACTATTCCAGATTCAATAGAAAAAACATATATAATTATTAATGGAACTTCAGGAGCCCACACTGTTCAGTTTAAAACAGTTTCAGGAACAGGTGTTACTTTTGCAGTATCCGATAAAGGGACAAAATTAGTATTTTCTGATGGAACAAATATTGTTGATGCAGGATTAGGTGGCGGAAATGATTTAGATGGAGAAGAATTAATTTTAGATGCAAATGGTAATACAAGTATTACAGCAGATACAGATGATCAAATAGATATTAAAATAGGTGGGGCAGATGATTTTAGATTTACAGCAAATACTTTTACAGCTTTGTCTGGAAGTACTTTTGTTGGAAATTTAACAGGGAACGCTTCTGGTACAGCAGCAACAGTAACTACTGCAGCACAATCAAGTATTACATCTTTAGGAACTTTAACAACTTTAACAGTTGATGACATTACAATAAATGGCAGTACAATATCTGACGCTGGTGATTTTACATTAGATGTTGAAGGTGATGTTATATTAGATGCTAATGGTGGAGATATATTTTTTAAAGATGGTGGTACTACTTTTGGTAGTGCAACAAATACATCAGGGGATTTAATAATTAAATCAGGAACAACAACTGCATTAACATTTGATGGTGCAGATGTTACATTAGCTGGAGATCTTACAATTGGTGGAGATGATCTTACTATGGCTACAAACACTGCAGGTCATTTATTGATTGCAGACGGAACTAATTTTAATCCTGTAGCAGTTACAGATTTATCTGCAATTTCAACTATTGCATCTGGAGATACTTTATTAGCAGTCGATGCTTCTGGTGGTGGACTTAAAAAAGTTGCAAGATCAGTTCTTGTAGCAGGACTTGCTACATCTTCAGCAATAACAGATATTGTACAAGATACTTCACCTCAATTAGGTGGTAATCTTGATATGAATGGTGCAGATATTATTACTACTTCAAATGCAACTATTGATTTAGCTCCTAATGGAACTGGAACAGTTGTTGTAAGAGGTAATACAAACTCTGGTGCTATAGTATTTAACTGTGAAAGTAATTCACATGGACAAAAAGTTATTGCACAACCTCACTCTGCCAGTGTAACTAATACTTTATTATTACCAGCAAGTGGTAACTCAACTTTAATGTCTCTTATATCAACAGATACTTTAACAAATAAAACACTTACAGCAGCTAGTAATACTGTTGGGTTAGGTACATTGGATATTGATGGTGGAACAGATATTGGGGCAGATTTAACAACAGCTGATTTAATCGTAGTAGATGATGGTGCTAATGGAACAAATAGAAAATCAGCTTTATCAAGAGTAATAACTTTAGTTAACGCAAACATAGCTGATCCAACTGCATTAGCAATTGCATTAGGATAATAAACATTGACTTTTTTAACAAACAACAGTATAATATAAATAACAGGGAGAATAACAAATGGCGAATACATTTAAAGTAGTTACATTTGCAGCAGAGCCAGCTTCAGCAGGTACTGCTTATAAGATGTATACTTGTGCAGGAAGCACAACTACAGTAGTTCTTGGTTTAATACTTACAAATATACATTCTAGTGCAGTTACATGCGAAGTAGAACTTGTAAGTGATACAGCAAACAGAGCTGTAGCTAATAACGCTGCAAACGGAACATCTTTCTTAGTGAAAGACGTAACAATTCCAGCAGGATCTTCACTTGAGATTCTATCTGGTGGTAAAGTTGTCTTAGAGGCAACAGATGAATTAAAAATAGATTGTTCAGTAGCTGATAAATTATCAGGTACACTTTCTATAATGGAAATAACGTAGGGGTAATATATGTCATACATTGGTAAGCAACCTAGAAAAGCAGCTTTAACTTCTAGTGATATAGAAGACGGTATTATTACCGCTGCCAAAATTGAAGATGGTGCAGTAGTTGCAGCTGAGATTGCAAGTAATGCAGTAACAACAGCCAAGATAAATGCAGATGCTGTAACTGGTGCTAAGATAGCTGATGATGCTATTAATAGTGAACACTACACAGATGGTTCAATTGACACAGCACATATTGCAGCAGATCAAATTACAAATGCTAAAATTGCAGACGATCAAATAGATTCTGAGCATTACGTGGATGGTTCAATAGACACAGCTCACATAGCAGACAACCAAATTACATTAGCAAAATTAGCTGGTGGAACAGATGGAAACATTATTAGTTATGATGCTTCAGGAGACCCAGTTGCTATAGCTACAGGATCAGACGGACAAGTTTTAACATCA